TGCACCATCTTCATTTTTAAATTTACTCCAAATGTCAATATCATATGCTCTGCATATGCTTAGCATATCCTTTTCAGTTAATTTGCCTTTTTGATGTTGCAAACAAAGTAAACGAATATACATTCCAACTTGTTCGTTGGTCATAGTAAAAGTTCCACTTAAAAAGTCGGATGTGTAAAATAGCACCGCTGGGTCTTTACTCATAAAATAAAAAAGGTCCGCAGCGTTCCCCCCAGTAGGATTGAGGGTTCAGCGTTGGACCAATAAGTTTAATAATGGATATCCTACATCCGTTACAAAAATACTACTTATTAACCATTAATTCAAATTCTTCTATCGCTTTAAAAATTTGATGTGCAACTTGTGGAACTATTGCGTTTCCGTATGCTTTAATTGATTGATTTCTCCATTTAGAAAAGGTAATTCCGTCCATTTCTCTGGAAATCCCATCATCTCCTCCACAAATTGGGGATTTAGTTGGGAACCTGCTGAAATTCCTTTCCTCATTAAATAACCTACTACATGTTTCCTGTTTAATTGACTTGGAGGAAATGTGCTGTTTGTTTGATCTTGCAGAGTTGGAGTAGGCAAGAAACCAAATTCTATATCGTTGGTGCGGTGCGTTGACACCAGCAGCTGGAATAAGAAACGATTGGACTTCATATCCTTCCCTTTCCAAGTCATCGTACACCTCGTTGAATACCAACCCTCCATTCCAATTAACAAGTCCACGAACATTCTCGCCAATAATCCATCTGGGTTTGACCTCTTTAATGCATCTAAGCATATGTGGAAAGAGATGTCTTTCATCGGCTTTCCCAAGTCGTTTTCCTGCTGTTGAGTAAGGTTGGCAGGGGAAACCTCCTGTAAGGATGTCAACTGATCCGTTGTGAATAGAGAAGTCTGTTTTAGTAATGTCATTGTAAGAAATTGAATTAGGAAAATGATGTTTTAAAACCCTTTGTCCAAAAGGATTCCATTCGCAATGGAAAAGGTTATCCCAACCCATCCATTCAGCGGCAAGGTCAAATCCTCCTATACCGCTAAAAAGGGATGCATGTACTAACATAATCTATACTTTGCGTATTGTTTGTTCTTATTATACTCCATTTCAGTAACTATTTTTAAGCCTTCATTTTTTAGTTTATAAATAACCGCCGCTAATCTAAAGCAGCCAAATTTATTTAAGGCTTGAATAGGAGTAATTGTTTTTCTACTTAATAGATACTTTTTGATTTGTTCTTTTTGGGTTTTCATAGTTGTTAAATTTTTGTTATAATTTAGAAAGGTAGGTTATCTTGATCTTCTTGCTCTTGTTTATTAGAGTTTGCGTACTCTTTTTTAGCGTCAAACTTGTATTCTTTCCCACGACCGCAATACTCTTTTTTAGCTTTCTCTGCTCTTTGTTCTTGTGTTTGATTGTTCCATACTGTTAAAACATTCCCTTTATCGTCTGGTTCTCTTAGGTAATCAACAGCTATATTGGCATAGTGTTTAACTCCAGACTTTGTTTGTACTGGCTTCCATTTAATATCTTCTTGACAAATGTTTAATACTTTCATTTTAATTGTTTTTATTGATTTGTAATTCGTTTATTTGGTCTTCCGTCTTTTGGTCTTCTAAAAGTTCTTCTTCATCTTCCTCCTCCCAATCACAATGTTCTAAGCATATTGGACATAAGCCAATTTCTGTCATTGTGGTTTCTCCTCCGCAGCAAGTTGATAATGCCATAATTTTATTTTTAATAGTTAGAAAATTCTTCAAAGTTTTCAACCCAATCCGACATCCTTACATAAGGTTCGGACTTAAAGTAAGTTGGTGGTACTAATAAAGCTGGAAAATACTTTCTCTTGTATTCTTTTAGTTGCTCTTTAGCTTTAATTACCATTTGTTGCATACTTCGTGCTTGATGTGGGCTACAATTATTAAATCTGTATTCCCAATATCTTACATTATCTCGTAAGTTTTCAAGTTGTACTTCTTTGTTCATTATAGGTTCTTTTTAGCGTTAGTAAATAATTCGTTTAACTGGTTCTCTTGGATCATTGTGATATTTAGTTCGTAAAGTTGCTTTAATTCTGTCAAACTTTCACAAAAATCAATAGCTACTACTAAATTGTCTTGGGTTTCGTGCTTCTTGATATAAGGTGCTTGTTCCTTAGAGAAATCCATTTCTTCAGCTGGAGTTGCTTCAAATCCTGCTGCTTTCATTAACCAACCTAATAAAAGTCTATAAGCCTTACCCTCTGCTCTTGTTTGAGCCATTGAACAAATAGCGTACTCATCAAAGGTTCTTTTAGTGCGTTCTTTGTTAGAGCAAATAGCGTGTCCGATTGAAACCACTTGATTGGTAGTAATGTTTCGGACCTCACAAGTTGCCCAATACTTTACTTCGTTTTCTTTGCTTAGGTCTTTTACTTCTGTAATAATTGGAATCAATCCAATTGCAGCACCAGCGTAGCCCCAGCCTTCAACGTTTACGAATTGTTTGCCTTGAATGTTAGTGCTTAGTTTTTTTTCTTTGATAAGACTTGCCAACTCATTTGATAGGCTCAAAAGACTATCTTTGTTAATAAGTTCATAGGTTGGTCTAATCTGTTGTAGTTCTTGCATAGTAAAGGTTTTTTGTTATTTAATAATTAAAAGTATAACTAATTTGTTAATAAATCAAATAAATCTTTTAATATTTATCAAATCTTCTTTTAGATCAGTTTCGTACTTTAAAGACATAATATCCTTAATTGTTTCTAAGGCATGGATAACAGTAGTATGGTCTCGCCCAAACATGTCGCCAATGGTATTTAGGGTAAAGTCTGTTTTCTCCCTTATATAGTACATAGCTATCCATCTGGCTTTAACCAGTTCACGTTTACGGCATTTGCCTCTAATATCCGAGTTAGACATACCATAGAAGGCAGCCACTTTCTCAACAATGCTATCCGCCATTTTGATTTGGCTTTTTAGCCCCGATTTTTCCTTCATTATAGGTTGGGTCCAGTAGTTCATTTAATTTTTGTTTTAGTTCTTTAATTTGTTTTCTTAGCATCTCATTCTCTAATTCAAGTATCTGATTCATCTTGATATAATAGCTTTTATTGTCTATGTAACTCATATTAAAAGTGTAATAGGTTTACTGGCAGCATAAAATCTTCCGTGATTTCGTACAAATCCAAGATTAAAAAATGATATGATTTTAAAATACGCTTTTGTACTTCGTTCATTCTGGCTATCTTAATTAAGATGTCCTCCTCCTTTTGCATTAAACGGATTGGATCATCCATTGTGCCTTTTCGCCATTTAGCTAAGTCTTTCTCAAATAGCGTTTGTCTGGCTTGTGCTGACTTTAATAGTTCTAATAAACAAGCTGCTCTTTTGTGGAGTACAAGTTGTTTTCCTTGATAAATTAGTTCCATAGTTTTATGTTTAATCGTTAGAAATATAATTCATAAAATAGTACATATTGCCATCTGCAGTTGAGTTTAATTTGCCACTGTTATAAGCAGCCTCAATTTGCTTTCTTTCATCTAAAAGCATTGAATAAACTTGTAATGTAATAGTCTTAATTGCTAATAGACTTTTCATATCATTTTCTTCAGATGCCATGTCTTCTAAGAAACATATTAATTGTTTTAATTGCGTTTTTTCCATAGTTGTAGGTTTAAAGGTTTTCTACTAATGCGGTTAAGATAAATCCTATTAATACGATAATAAAAACGTACATAGGTTTGATTGAGTCTTGTTCGTACTTGTTCATGGTTTAAGGTTTTAAGGTGATAATAATTGAGTAACTCATGTTTGAGAAAGTAATACTTTCTACTGTGAACATAATTCGTTTAACTTCTTTGCCAAAGTTTGTAATAATGCTATCCCCTACTCTTGGTAGATGTGGAGCATTAAATACTTGTTGGTAGTCGATGCCGTCTTGGGCATAATAGATGGTTGTTTGCCAATTCATAAATAAGGTTTTTGTTTATGAAGTAAAGATATATACACATATCTTATCCACCAAATTTATTAACAATTATTTTTAGGCTTTAGGATAATTTTAACACTTTGCTAAAGTTTTTAGTAAACATAAAGTTTTCTAATAGTAAACTTATCAATCTAATGATATATAATTATATAACAAAAAAAGGGATGTAGAAACACCCCTCGGATAAACCTTAATTTACTATGCAATATGAATTAGGGCAAATATAATAAAAAACTGGCTACTTTTTTAGGGTAGCCAGAAACCTAAGAACTATGAAAAAACAACAACACAAAGATACAACTCTATTTTGAGCCGTCTTGGAGCAAGTCTTTGTCGTGGTTATCTACCCTTCTATATCCCTCTTTCCATAGTATTTTGGTTAGGGCAACGCTTTTACGCACTATTTCAGCTTCGCTATCCTCTGGGTTTAGTAAGTGCATTACTTCGTGAATCAATATTTCTAAATGCTTTTTACCTTTTAGCCTTGAATCAATAAGAATCTCACCATCGCTACAAGCAATGCCATGAGCCTTTTCTTTGCCCAGCTTCTTATAAATAATTCTAATCTTAGGCACTAATGTTCATCTTTAAGCATCGCCAAATCTGGGCGGTCTATTTCCTTAGGAGTGTACTTGTGTCCACCTCTAACTTTTGCTAACGCTTTTGTAATCTCTGCCTCGATTTGATGCACTTTAGTCAATTCATTAACTAATGCACTTTCTTGTTCTTCTAATGTCATTTTGCTAAATCCTTTTGGTAGTTTATATGTTGCCATTTCTAATGATTAATAGTTTTTTTAAATAAATGCAGAAATCAAGGCTTTCTTCGTAAGCGTGTTGTAACCATTGATCTTGTGTTAAATCAGTACGATCCATTGTTACTCCATATGTTTCCAATCCTTTTAGTTCTCTGGCTTTAATGTCGTTTATTACTTGTTCGGTTACTTGGCTCATTATTTATCGGTTTTTGTATGAAACTTGCCACAAACCTTACATCTCATTTGCACTTTAACTACCCCAGTTGCGGTTGTTCTTGTGTTGTTTCTAACTATGTTTTCTCCATCTGCTCCACATTCTGGGCAAGATGCTCTTAGACCTCCGTAAAGCACCCCATAATGAGATTTAGATGGTATATGGTTATTTAAGTGTTTAAATACCTTTTCAAGCAATATTACATCCTTTTTGCAGTATTTAAGCATATCATCCATAGCCTTTTTATCCTTATGTAACAAAATATCTTTCCAAAGGTTAAACTCTGTTTTAATTTTTTGTCCTATGCCTAAAAAATCTGCTATGTAGTTTAATCGGTTAGAGTTAAATCTAAACTTAGACCTTGCTATCTTTAAAGTATCTATTGTAATGTAATTAGGAAACATTAGTATCCCATGAAATAAGCATCTGGTTCTAATCCATGCTAAATCAAACTTGTCTCCATTATGTCCTACTAATTCGGTAGCAGTATTTGCTACTTGTATAAACTTTTCAAGCATCTTTTTATCGTTCTGCTTGGAATCCCAGTAAAGTCCTTCTACTTCTTTATCATCTTCCCACTTGTAACAAATGCAAATTATGGCTCTTTCTTTGACTATGTTTGAATAGTCTATGTTCTTTTTATATCCAGCTTCCCAGAATAGACCGATGTTTGGAGAGGTTTCTATGTCAAAGAATAGCCTTCTCCTTGTTGTTCTTTCAGCCATTATGTAGGTTTTTGTTTTTATGCCATACTTGACCTTATCAAGTCTGCCTCGCTTTCACGTCTAACTACCAACCCGTCTAATCCTTTGCCCTCCCACAATCTCTTGCTCTTTTCAATTTGTTCAGCTATGCCCTCATAATCTTGCTTTGCTACTAAATCTACAATAGCCTTCATTTCTTTACGAGAATCACCTTCTATCTTTGAGCCTCTGTTATATACCATAGAAACCAAAGCACCTCTGGTATCTTCGTTTAAGGTATCTAATTGAGGGTATATTCTTTTAGTCATTGCGTAATACTTAGGAATTGACTTCTTAACGAAAACATCATATGCTATATTGTACGGAATGATAACATTTAACACTTCGCCTTTCATCATTGACTTAACCACTTCACCCTTAACTCCACAAAATCTTTTCATTGCATTTAAGAAGTTTAGGTTCAATGCTGACCAATCAGAAAACAAGTCTGCTTCTTTAGCATAGCCACAATCCCAGCCGATACCCAGCGTAAGTCCGCTTTCTCCGCCTGGCCATATTGGTTTCTGATATTTTTTTTCATAAACATTTCTTCCACCAATCTCGTGTTGTATTATAAGTTCAACTGCTTTGCGGCTAATCATTTCTTAATCTTTTTTCTGCGTTATATTTTAATAATGTTTGTCTTATTTTTTGTTTTGTTTCTTCAGACATTTTTTTGCCTTTATTTGGACCAACTCTACCTCTTAAAGTATTAGCAATCTTTTCTCTTGTTTCTTTAGATGGAGATTTACCAGCGTTTGGACTAATCTTACCTAAATTAGCTAATCTTAATTTAAGTTTTGTTTCTTCACTTCTTGGGCTTCGTTTTCTATTTCTGCTTTCTTCTCCAATTTTTCTTTTCGCATCTTCACTATGTCTAAAGCCTTTTGATCCACCGCCACCATCAGAAATATTAACTAAACAACCAGTTCCGTTATCTCTTTTGCCGTACAAAGATATAAACTCTATCTCTTTCTTTTCAGCTTCTTCCCAGCTTATATCATCAAAAAGTATTTCTACTTCATAATCAGTTTTAGCTACTATATTTTGCCAAAATTGATTTCTTTTCTGCTTTTCATATGCTCTTTTATAGTTAGGCAGCTTTCCAATACCAATGTAAAATGGTTCGTTTTTATCCAGCCTAATATGCCTATAAACATATGCCATATTAAATCAAATGTTTAGCAAAGATACAAATACAAACAATCCAAACAACAATGCCAACGGCAAAGGCTCTTTTTTCGTTATTCGGCATCTTCTTTCTTTTTAAATATTTTCTCAACTGATGTTAAACCTAATGTTCCAAAAGCTAACATAGCAACCGCCTCTACCAAAATTGCACTTGGAGCCGTATGCTCCTCACTAAATTGGTTGTGATACATTGTAGCACATAAAGCAATAGTACATAATAACCCACAAAGTCTTTTCATGCTATATCTTCCGTTGTCTTCTGTAAAAAATTGTTTCATCTTATTGTAATTGATTGAATTGAAAAACTATTATGAAAATTAATAGAATCTTACTCCAAGCGTGTAACTTATCTATTTTTTTTTGGTTTTCTTCCCAGTCTTGGTATAAAGACTTGTTAAGTGAGTATTTATACTTCCAATTATAGAAGCTATCTTTTTGAGCAGATATTGAATTGAATATAGAGTCATATTTAACGTTTTTAATCTTCAAGTTTTCTTTTAGTAAACTTATTGTATCGTTGTATTTACTATACAATTTGTTTATTTCTTCGCCTTGCTCAACTGACATTATAATAACTGAATCACCCTTGTAAAACCTTTTAATAGGGTATTGGGAGTAACTTAAATGGCACAATAGAATCAGTACTAACACTATCCAGCTTTGCTTTTGTCTCATTTAGTTCCTCCTTTAGTTCTTTTATTGTCGTTACGGCTTCGGTTACTATTTGTTTTTGTTTTTTGTCTGCTTTGTCTTGAACCTTTATAGTTAGTTCAATGTTCTGGTTAATCTTGCCTAAAAGTTTCTCTAACTCAATGTCTTCTTTTATTGTTTCGCTTGGACTTTGAGCCGTAACTCCACATCCAGCCAAAAAGACTAATAAAAGGCATCTCATTACTTTAAACCTTTAATTGCTCCTAATTCAGCCAAAGTAGAAAGTTTAGTCGTAGAAACTGCTGATAAACTATCCGACTTTCTCAAGGCATCACTAACCACATCAACCCTATGCTCTAACTTTTCTATGCGTACATCTTGGCTTTTTGCTTGATCTTGAAACGTAGAACGAATATCTACATACAAAGCACCTATTGCACCCATTACGATAAATAAAGTTCCCACAACTGGGTTCTTTGCAAACTCCTTAAATTTTATTGGTAGCATATTAAAACTTTTTATAATAACCTAAACTATAATTGTTTGTTGTAGCGTTTAACAAAAATAAGCCTTTTTTTGGGGTGTAATATCCCAAGCCAAGCCCTAACCCTAATTTATTGTCAAATGCCCTTAAATCGGTTAAAAAGCCCAAATAAATGGCACTCTTATCCTTTTTAGTTATAGTTGTAGTATTGTAAATCGTTTTATAGGCAATTTCAGCCTTAAATAACCTTGATTGTATCTTGTTCTGGGAAATAGAATCTTGTATGTAAAACTTGCTTGAATCTTGGGTAATTGTGTCCTTGTAAACCCTTGTAGCGTAGTAATCGTTTAAAACTTGTATAGTGTCGTGTATGAAGATAGAATCTTCTAAAACTCTGTAAATCTCAAAAGGTATGTCTTTGCCTTTTTTGTATTTTACTATTGTATCCTTAGAGTAAATAGTATCTATTTGCGTAACTATGATTGGCTTGTCGCCTATGTACTTTGACTTATCAAAGATGAAAAATATCAGTACTGCTATTAGCAATGTAATAACAACTGATTTCACTACTTTTTCTTTTTAGTCTGCTTGTAAATTGCGATACATCCAGAGATAGTACCAACCAATGCTGCCGAAAACTGAACGACTGGAACAAAGTTGCCAAAGCTAATTAACGCACCAGAGATGCTTAAAAATATACTTAGAATCGGTTGGTTACTATCGTGATGGTGCATTTTAGTCTTCTTTTACTTCTTGTGTTTGCTCTGCTTGTAATTGACCAAAGAATTGGATCAATGGTAATCCGTAAGCCGTTGGAATAGTGTTAATGAATTTCACTAACTCTTCTAATTGTTCTTTTGTGATTTTTACTTCGTTCATATATGTTTTTTTACAAATTTAGGATTTATTCTCTAATGCTGATACTTTAGCAGAAAGTTCCTTTATTGCCTCTACTAATAATGCGTCAAAATGGAAAGGCAAACTCAATGATTTAATTTTATCATCTTCAATAATTTCTTTTTGAGTATCACTTGCATTTGTTTCAGCTACCCATTCTGGGAATATTTCCATCACTTCATCTGCTATAAAACCAGCACTTTCTTTTTTACCAAATTCTGTATAGCCTTCTTTCCAATCAAATGTTACTCCTCTTAATTGCAATATTTTATCTAAAGCATTATCTATTGTTTTAACATTTTCTTTTAGTCTAATATCAGATGAGTTTGCCCATGAGCCACCACCTGGCTTATATCCCTGACCACCTACATATAAATCACCATACATGCTAACTATTCCATTAGCTGAAATTCTCATTCTTTCTGTTACACCGCCACCGCCAGTCCAAAATGTTAATCTACCATTGCTTAAACCTGTATCAGTTTCACCTTTAATTTGAGCACGAATTAATCCATCCCATTGATAATTATACCAGCTAATATCCCCCAAAGAGCCACCAGTATTACTATTTGCAGCAAAATATAATGATTTTGGTGTATTTAATTGAGCATTATCAATTTGAATATTACCCCCACTTGTAATACGCATTCTTTCGGTAGCCCCAGTTCCAAGTAATAAATTATTAACTGCGTTTACTACAAAGTCAGTAGAAGATGCACCTGCTATAATCCAATCTGCATTACTTACATAACCTAAATCAGAACCATTTCTTCTCCATCTCATACCTACATCACCAACACCGCCTCTTTCTAATCTTAATTCAGCAGTTCCACTACTATTAAAAGCGTGTAATAAAACACTTGGACTATTTGTTCCAATTCCTACATTACCAGCGTTGTTAATGTACAATCGTGTTGCACTATTAATAGCCAAACTTACATTATCTACACCGCTTAAAATTGTAGCAGTTGAAGATGCAGCTAAAGCAAAATTTCCAGCACCAGGAGTAACACCAGTTGAATATATAGCACCAAAACCAGCACCGCCAGTATATGCTCTAACATTTAAACCTTGTGTGCCATCCCAAAACCTACTTGCACCAGTAACTTCAAATTTAAAGCTACCAGAAGGAGAGCCACCTATACCTATGTTATTAGATGCGTCTTGCCATAAACCATTTGTTAGTAAGCCAGTTGAGAAAGTTTTTCCCATAATATTTTATTTTACTAATTGTTTTAATTCGTCTATTTGCTTTTGCTGCTCTTGGATTGCTTTTGTTAATAAAGCTATCATATTTTGATAAGCTAATGCATCTGGGCTACCATCGTCTGCGTATGTAACAAATTCATTTAACCCTAATGCATCTATTTCCTCTGCTATTAATCCAGCGAATTGTTTATCACCATCATTAGGATTTTTACCTTTATAATAAACTGGTCGCATTCCCATTACCTCAGCTAATCCTTTATCGTAATCTCTTACTTCTTTTTTATACTTTAAAGAAGATGTTGAACGCTCTAATCCACCAGAAGCAGTTACGACTAAGTTAGCCGCAGCACCACTTGTATTATTATATGGAGAAACCGCAGAAGTACCAGTATTAACAAAACCATCACTTCTAACATAGAATACACCAGTACTTGTATTTGCTAAAAATAGTATAAATGATGAATTGTCTGAAGTTGCTGATTTTACATATAGTCTTGCTCCTGAATCAGAGCCATTTATACCTACATTTCCAGCAGATGTAATACGCATTCTTTCGGTATTGTTAGTACCTAAAACTAAATGTTGGTTTGCTCTATTAAATACATAGGCTTCATTTGATGAACCTTGCCCAACGTATAATTCATTTGCACTTGTACCAGCATTAGCCCAAAAAGTAACGGCAGCACTTGTACTTGCACCAGTCGCAATTGTTAATTTATCTCCTGGCGAACTTGTACCAATTCCTACATTACCAGTAGAGGTTATTACCATTCTTTGATTTATTCCACCAGTATAAAAATTCATATCTACACCAGAAGGAGTAAATAAAAACGCTTTACCAGCTAAAGCATTAGTTACAGATGCGTTACCATAACCTAAAATAATTCTTTCTGCACCAGTACTATCATATACATCTATTGAGCTATAATATCCGCTATTATTATTTTGAATAGACATTAAATGTCCAGCATAATTTGCTACAAAATTAAATGCAGTATTAGGAGTGGCAGTACCAAATCCTATTTGTGTACCATTATCATAAATCAAGCTATTCCCTAACACACCAGATGCAGTCCACTTAGAGATATAGTTTGTTGTACCAGTTCCTAAGACAAGAGTTCCATTAGCAGCTGGTAGTGTGTATGTGTATGATGTGTTTGTAGACCACGCTGAAAAATCAAAAGTAAATGTCTTTAAATTCCCTGATGATACGGATTGTGAAATTGCAACTTGACCAGTTGTACTTGATAAATAAGAATAACCAGCAGTATAACCTATGCCAGTACTCATTATTTTAAACTGATAAAAAGATTCCGTTATTACACCACTTGATTGTAAAGCATAGCTTCCTAAGTTAACGCTTGATGTCGCCCCAGTATATGGTACATATCCAGTTAAACTTGGAATATCACTTGTAAGAGCAATAGTTCCACTTGTAGAAGGGAATGTATATGTATAAGTTGCAGGAGAACCTACAAAATTTAAAATAATTCCTTTTGCAGTTGTTCCATCTGCCAATTTCATTGATAAAGTAGAACCAGAACCAGAACCACTTTTATCAAATGCCATTGCTATATAATTGCCAGTACCTACTAAAGATGCACCTACTTTAAAATTCGCACTTTGGTCAAATAAAGGTGATGCTGAAAATATTGCATTATCACTAAATGTCTTTGCCCCAGTAAATGTCTGTGTCCCTTCTAATAAGGCGAAAGTTCCGTTTATATTAGGGAATTTATAATTTCTTGAATAACTACCAGTACCCAAATCTGTAATATCTAATGAAATTGATTTTAATGCACCAGTAGATGAAGGATTTTGAGTAAGATAAAATTTGCTATCTGTACTTGATAAAAAACTTTGATTTGAACTAAAAAATGGACTTGCATTAATATCAAAAGCATAACCATTTGTTGATATAAAATTTAATGCAGTTGCATTATATGAACCTAAATCAACATTAGTAGTTGCTCCAGTATAAGGAACATATCCAGTTAAATCTGGACCAGTTGAAACAGAACCATCTGCCATTAAGTATTGGCTCGATGTACCACCATTTTTAACTAAAGTAGTTGCGTTTAATGTACCTATAATAGTTGCAGCATTACCACTACCACTTGTTTTGTTTATATATAATCCTTCTCCATTGCCACCCTTTGTTATGTTTAAAGCTATTCCACTACCGCTTGAATGATTAATAGCAAAAGTATCACTACCACCGTTTGATGCAAAAGAACCTGTTGCACCTGTAATAACATCAGCTGTCAAATCAAATGTCCCTAAATCAACATTAGCAGTCGCACCAGTGTAAGGCACATATCCAGTCAAAGAAGGGAAGGTTGTTAAATTACCTGCTCCGTTAATATATTGCCCACTTGTTCCAGCAAATCCTATGTTAATCGTTCCGCTTGTAGTAATAGGAGAACCAGTTATTGTTAGAGCATCACCACTTTCAGTTAAAGCTACGCTTGTTACAGTTCCACTCGCCCCTGCTGATTTTTGCCAAGTTCCACTTCCGTAAATTACCCAATCGCCCACCGCAAAAGTAATAGGACCAGCACCGAAGTTTACTGTACCTGCTACATTACAAATATATAAATCGCCATCATCGCCCACTCCGTTTGTTAAAGTAGGAGTATTAGTTGATGCGTTCCAAGTACCTAAATAAGTAATAACTGAAGATGGAAGCTGACTTAATGGAACTTTACCGCTTGAATCAAGCGTAGCGACTCCATTTGCACCACCATAAGGAACTGAACTAACAATACCAGCCGTGCCAGTTAATACACCTTCTAAACTTCTAACCTTTGCACCAGAACTTATTACTATTTGATTACTCATTTATCTAAATTTATCTATTGAAATAATGATCTAACATACTCACCACTACCTAAAGCACGGCTAAAAGTTAAAACCCCAGTTAAAGTATTCCATTTAACCTCCTCGTCAATTGGAGTACCAGTTGTTAAAATAGTTTGAACATCGATACCACCTCTTGATACATAAAGACAAGTTTTGCCTATTAAATCACTATAAGTAATTGTTGTTTCTCCACCTGCTGCCGTATATCCTTTTGTAAACACCGAACCGCCTATGATAACCACTCCGCTTGGGCTAATTGATGTTCCGCTTGTGCCATAAGCACCAGAACCTTGTAAACTAACCGAATAAGTAGCTATGTCCTTATAAGGAGCATTGATACTCAAACTTGTTAAATTACAATTTCCACTAATAATCACTAATCCATCAACTCCGTTATCTATTACGAATTTTACTAATATCGTTTCTCTATCTTTTTGTTGCTCTAATAAAAACAAATAACCATAGTTGTCTAAGGTTATCAAGCCATCGCAAGTGATTGTCCAACTGGCTACATCGTTCTTAAATTCACGATACCAAGCAGAACTTTGAGAAGTTACTTCTTTTTGATCTACATTAACATTGAAAGTACAATTGGTAGAACACGCAAAAGGTATATCCGTTTCCGTTTCTGCATCATACTTGTAGAGCATTATATTTTTACCTATTACTTTATCTGCCATTGTCCAAAGTTAAATTATATTATCTAAAATATTCTATAAAGCCTATTGTTGCCTCTATGTCATTATTGCTAATTTCAAGCAATGTTCCACTTGTAATATCCGTTGCGTAGTTTATTGTTGAGTTACCTAACATATATGAACTATCTGCCACGTTTATTTGTGCTGGGTCTGTGTCGGTAGATTTTAGCATCTTAGATGCATTTAAAATAGGATAAGTTGCGTTTGTTGTTTCAAAGCTACTTAAAGAGCAATCTATGTTTATGATATTCTTGCCATAAGAGTTAATGTATTGTTGCATCAATAACTCCGTTAAGCTACCATAAGCACCTACCATTCCGTATCTGTACCAGTTTGTGTATGAAGTGGCATCCGACTTTAAAAACACCCCTACCGATGTAGGAAAGCCATATAAAGCCCTAAATCCAAAAGGTATCTCTATTTCTTTCTTGTACTCCTTATTATTGTTGATATAAGCAAAGTAATCAATCTTGTTAAACTCGTATTCAGCCGTTAAAACAAACTGACTAACTGTGCAACTATTACCAATTTGGTTATTGAACTCTATTGTCAATTGACCACTAATTGGGCAAGGTAAAGTAGAGAACGAAAAAACCCCATCATCGCCTTCTGGTATAATGTAGCCAGAACTTACTGAACTCTGCCAATCCTTATCATTGTTTAAATAATAAGTAGTAGTGCCGTCAAATACAGTCATTGAAACATAACCTCTTGTACCAGCACCTCCATTTAAAAATAACATTGAGTAATTTAAAATAGCCGATGCACTAATCTTAGGCATAAAGTTGTTAATCATTCTTGTATAACCACCACCCCCTGCTCTTAGTAAAGTAATTTGAGCAAAAGACTCATTTGCGTTATCTACAATTGAAAATGAAGAACCAACCCCAACGTTGGTTACTGTCCAAGATTGTGGAGCAGAAACAAGGTTAGGGTAAATCTTTAAGTTCCCATTATCTACTAAATTCTTCTCATAATCTATCTCTTTAGTAAACTCAACTCTATTAAATCCTTTAAGTATTAACTTAAACTGCTCATTGTTTACATAATATAAACCACTTGTGTTGCCAGTATATCCTTGTATTGTACTTAGAGTGTTTAGATTGCTTCCGCTTGTTACTAATGTTCCAGTATTTGTATATTCAGTAAAATAGTTATTAGTATTTGCAAATTCATTAATTGCAACAATCCACCATTTCCCACCAGCTTGGAATAACCTACAACCAAAAGACTTTACAATTTTGTCTAATACATCGTAACTATTCTCGTAGGTATAATCTTCATTTTTAAATGTTCTTATAGGTAAGTAAGTTTGACTAAATGGCTCGTATTGAGTGCCATCTTCTCTATCATTCATTCCACTTGCAAAATAAGAGCAAACTGTTACCAAATTTGGATTTGTTGGAAAGTCTAATGCGTTTAAACAAGTTAAAATATAACTTAATACTGTTTGTAAAGTATTAGTTCTATTGCCAACGCTATTTATTTCTAAAGGAATGTTTTTAAGCATCCCTAATCCATCAACGCAGTTAAAGAATAATTGCTTTCTACCAGTTGAATAAGTTATTTGTACGTTATCCGATAATACCCACCCAATCCATTCTAAGTTAGCACCTAAATATAATTTAGCTAAATACTTTCTATCATTTAAAGTAACTAAGTTTGGAATATTAGCTAAGTCGTTAGTTACATCAATTGTAACATTTAATTGACTTGAATAAAGTGCTTCGTAAATTTCATCCGACTTTGGCAGATATTGTAGATCAATATTTATTCCATCGTATTCAATTAAACTACCAACATAGTTATCTTCTAAGATATATAAATATGCAGTTTTAGTAGTCTTTGTTGCGTATGTAATTTTATATTTATTTTGATATGCCATTATCTTCTAAAACTTAAGTTATTGTTTGCTCTTTGTGTTGCCAATACTAAATCCGAGCCTTTTAATATAAATTCTCCCAATAAACCACCGCCTTGACCAAATGAAGCAGCATTTAATAAATCAGCAGGTAATCCTACTGAACCACCTAAAGCATTTAATATTGTTTTAAATATTAATGCCTTTGCAACCATTTCTACTAATTGAACTACTATTTGTTTAAATGTTTGCTCTAATGCCGCACCAATACTTTCTCCGTTTATCAATGCTTCAAATATGTTATTAAAACCAAATGAAATAGCATCAGTTAATTCAGCAGTTAATTGCATTGTTGCATTTAATAAGTCTAATTGACCTATTGCTTCCGATGTTGCTTTTGCATTTATAATATCTTGTGATGGTTGTCCTTGAAACCCTATCCCAGCCTCCCCTAATGGAGCAATTGGACTTGGAGTTATTGTTTGAATTGGTTGTTGGAATCCAGTCGGTGCATTTGTAGTAACTCCTCCTATTTTTTGAATATTTGCCGCTGCTTTACCAGTTTCTGCTGCTAATTGTTTTGCACCATTAGTAATATTATAAAAAGGATTTGTTGCAACTGTTGTTATTACGTTTTGAACCGATGTCTTTAAGCCATCTATTGAGTTGCTTAAATTAACCGCTTCTTGTGCTGCTCCAATATATTCTTGTCTTGTTCTATTAATTATTCCTGCTTGAACGATTGAAGCATCGGTATAACCATTAGACATATTTTTGGAACGCTCTAATGTTTTGTTATATTCTTCCGCTGCTGCTAATGCCTTTTTATTTGCATTTTCTAATTTAATAGTCTTGTCTGCAATTTCATCTATATATCTTGAAGTAATTGCTTGTGCAATTAATGCTTGAGTATATAAATCAACCGCTGCTCTTGCTTGATCTGTTGTTGTAATTGTTGCAGCATAAGCACTATTTACTTTAGCTAATTCCGATATTACAAATTTTAACGCATTGGCTCTTTTATCATCCGCAATTGCTGCGTTTTCTGCTATGCCTATATAAGCTAATAATTTTAAGCCATTCTCACTTGCACTCGCTCTTGCCTTATCTAAACTTTCAGCAAATTTATCTTCCGCTTCTTTTGCTGCATCTATCCCTTTAACAAAGTTTGCAATCTTAGGTCCAAATGCTACTAATAAAGAAGATACCGCACCAATAGCTAAACCAATACCAGCTGGACCCATTAAACCTCCTGCCATTGCTTTAAACGCAGCAGATGTACTCCCAGTTTCTTTTTGTAATCTTTGGAACGACTCAACTAAAGGGTTCAAGTTGTTTGCAATACCTATAAATCCATAAGGAGCATCTTGGGCAACTCTTGACAAGTTAGTTAAAGCATTTGTAGCAGCCCCACTTGATTGTGGGATTTGCCTCATTGCGTTACCTAAATTATTGGTCGCAGTTATTGTTTGGTTTATATTCGCTACCGCTTCTTTATTGTCGGCGGTAATGGTAATTTTGAGCGTTTCTTGTGCCATCTTATTTATTTAACTCCATACATTTTTAAAGTCCTTGCTAATTGATCTTGCGTTAATTTAGGACTATCATCAACTTCCTCTACATCACTTGGCAATGGGAAAAATGCTTTTAAACTTTTAGGACTTTTATCAGTAGTATTTGACTTATATATCAAATAGGCTATTGTTCTTGTCCTTTCCCATTCCTTTATCTGCTTATTGTCATAAGCCATTTTATATAATAAAAATTCTCGCCATGTCAATTGCCAAAACTCTTCTATCGTTAAGCCAACCTCCAAAGCGAGAATTAATATTGAATCCCAACTATAAAAACCTAATTTTTTTTTTCAGCCGTTGACTTACTTTCTTTTAACTCTGGCACCATTGAATTTTGCATATATTTCATAAATTCAACTAATTGACCATCCTTAGCAGTTAAGCCGCCAACTTCGTCAATCCAATCGCATACATCAAATTCCTCAAAATCAATAGGCTTCTTTAGGCTCTTATATCCACTCTCGGCAGAGGCTTGTACTATATGAACAATAGTGTCCATTTCATACACCCCAGACGATAAAACATTGATTAACTCCATTAGATTTTTTTTCTCTAATTCGCAAAATCGTTTCATCGCCCAAGTTCCCCACCTTAAAGGTATTGTTGTTTCTTTAAGTTTTAACTCGTACATAGTTCTTGTTGTTGTTTTTTATTATACTGTTTCTGTTTGTGCAATAGGCGGTACACTAACTACAAATGTTGCAGTAAATTTAACATCATCAGCATCATCAGCAGTTACACCGAAATCGCTAATAAATACTAAAGAACCTGCTCCACCATAAGTAATATCTCCACTTGTTGGAGTAGCTTTACCCATCTTAATTGCGAACAAAGTTTTAGCTGCGTGTGCAGTATATAATTGTTGGTAAGAATCTTTACTTGGAGTACCAGTTTCGTCAATTGCAAAACCTTCACAATCAAATGATTGAGAAAATACTGGACTTGGAGTGTAAGAGTTACCGCACTTTGAAGTTGAATCAATAGTGTCGTTAGTTGATGTTAAAGAGTTAGTTGTAAGACAAGCAACTGGTTTAAATGTACCATCGTTGTTTATGTCTGCAAGTAGGATATAATCTCTACCGCTTACTTTAGTTTCTGCCATTTTATTTAATTTTGAGTTATTATTATGTTATATGATATAATCGTTCTAAATACGTTGTCAATTGGGTTTATTCCGTCTAAATTTCTAATACTTGCTACAACTAAAGTTGAACTATAAAAGCCATTCGCTAAAGTTATATTCGTATCCGAGTTAATAGCCGTAAGAACCAAATTGCTAATTTCTTCAGCACGTTTATAGCCAAAGTTAGCATTTTTTGTAACAATGTCCACATCAATTGTAATTCCATTTGTATAACCGCTTTTGCCTTGTTCTTGACTTGATGTTCTGCCAGTCATTACAATATATTCTTCCCCTGCTCCAGTTGGTGCAATACCATCATAAACTACTAAACTTGTAGCACTTGTTAAATTGGTATAAAACCATTTCTTTATTTCTATATTAGGGTTAAGCATTTAATAATTTTTTAAGTCTTTGTATTAATTTAGGCTTCTCTTGTTCGTAAGCTGGTATTAAAAATGGTTGCGGTCTAAGTCCTTTTTGCAAGATACTTCTTGCTATTACATAAGCGACACCTTTGTCATTTTTGCCATTTCCAATGCCTTTCCTTTTAACCCACAAAGTTAAAGCATCA